ATAAAGAAAAACGATGATGGCGGTATTTTTGATATACTGCCCCTCAATCCTGTAACCAAAGAGCGTTATCAACCGCATTTACTTAAAATGACGGATGCGCAGTTTGGTAAAAAGGTTGGAAAACATGCGTCCGATTTTGGCATGGATCCGTCAAGCGCCGAAGCTCGTGAGCAAATGAAGCAAATCATATACACCGTTGTAAATGATGCAGACGAGCGCTTTTACGGTGAGTGGCGAGGGCAAGAATACCCGGTGCTTTTCCATGTGAAAGGCAATGACGTTGTTATAGAGAATTCTTTCGGCGAGTTCGTAACGATTTTGAAAGGAGGTACAACGAATGCTCGGGTTGAAAACGCAAGAAAGTCTAAAATTTAATCGCTTTTGGCAGTTGATTCAAGATACAGCCCGTAATTTTGGTTGTGTTTTCTTTGGCTTTGCGGGCGAAGGACGAGACTTTGAAACACCAACGATGGAAGGCGAAGATTTTAGCGGTTGGTTAGTTCCAAGTCAAGAAGTAAATGCTTTTGAGCGTGATTGGGTGAAAAGTACCGATGCAGACTTTTTAGAGAAGAAACACCCTAACGCAAAATTTGTATTTTCTCTTTGGAAAAAAAGTGACACGGATATTTCCGTTGAATTCAAGGAGTTCTAAAAATTAAACACAGTTGATAAAGCAGCTTAGCGCTTATGCGCCGGGCTGCTTTTTTCATACCTAAAATTACGCGACGGCTGCGGAAAAGCCGGAAAGGAGAACCAAAATGGCAGAAACTGTGAACCAGGAAACGAACGGCACTGCGGCCGAAACGCAGGAAAACGAGCAGCGCACCTTTACGCAGGCGGAAATGAACGCGATCATTCAGGACCGGCTGACGAGGGAGCGCGGCAAATACGCAGACTATGAAGCGCTGAAAGCGAAAGCGGCGAAGTTCGACGAGGCGGAAGAAGCCGGGAAGACCGAGCTGCAAAAGGCGAATGAGAAGGCGGACGCTTTGCAGAAGCAGGTGGATGCTTTTACAAAGGCGGAGCAGCTGCGCACGGTGCGTCAGAAAGTCTCCGCTGCTACCGGTGTGCCGGCAGAGCTTTTGAGCGGCGACACGGAAGAAGCCTGCACCGCGCAGGCGAACGCAATCTTGAAATTCGCGAAGCCGAGCGGCTATCCCGCCGTGAAAGACGGCGGTGAACCCGGTGCACGCGGCGGCACCGAAAGCGACGGCGTGGCAGCGGCGTTCGGCGCTTTAAACCCGTCTTTGAAAATCTAATTTTGTTTACGAAAGGAAAGAAATCTTATGGCACACACAAACCAGGAACGCTGGGCAACTCTGGTAGACGCGAAGCTTCGCAGCCAGCTTGTTACCCGTGATAATCTCATTTTTAACAACCGCTACGAGGGCGACCCGAAGGCGGGCAAAGTAAAAATCCCGGTGCGCGACACCGAGGTGGCGGTGAAGACCTACAACAAATCGAAGGGCGTGGACGCTTCCGAAGGCTCGACAGCGTATATCGATCTTTCCATCGATCATGATGAGGCCGTGAACGAGCTCATCGACGGCTTCGATGCTGCGAGCGTGCCGGACGGCATCGTGGCGGAACGTCTGGACAGCGCAGGCTATTCGCTGGCGCTCTCGATCGACAAGGCGTCTATCAACGCGCTCGAGGGTGCTTCCGGCGCAACGGTCAGCGCCACAAAGACGGCTGCAACCGAGACCACCGCATACAAGCTCGCGCTCGAAGCAAAGCGCGTACTGAGCCGCAAGGGCGTACCTGCCGACGGCCGTTTCCTCATTGCGTCGCCGGAGTACCTCGAAGTCCTCATGCTGGATGAGCATTATATCAAGCAGGGCGACCTCTCCCAGACGCTCGTGCAGCAGGGCGTGATCGGTCGCATCGCGGGCTTTAATGTGTTTGAGTCCAACAACATGGATTTCGAGAGCACGACGCGCGTCGCGAGCAAAAAGACAACCACGGAGTTTATCGCCGGTCACCCGAACTGGTGCCACCGCGTGATGGAGTGGCAGGTGCCCGTGCATTTGCAGGACCTCAACGGATCCGGCAAGTTCATCGGTGCCAGCGCGGTGCAGGGTCGTAAAGTCTATGGCCTGACGGTATCCAAGCCGCAGACGCTGTACATTAAGCGCACCGAAACCGCGGTGGGCTAAGATGCTGTACGCAACAGCTGAGGACGTTGCGGCGGGGTTCCGAAATTTAAGCGACGATGAAAGAGGTCGCTGCGTATCCCTTTTGGAGGAAGCGGCGGTCATCATCGACGCGTATAGCGCCGGGGCGGACGCGGACCGCAAAAAGCTCGTTTCCTGCCGCATGGTGCGGCGCATTCTGGGCGACGGCGGCGGGAACGACGCGCCGCTTTATCCGCTCGGCTCCACGCAAGGCTCGGTGAGCGCTATGGGCTACTCCCAGAGCTGGACGATGGGCAGCGGCAGCGCGGGCGAGCTGTATCTCTCAAAGCTCGAAAAGAAGCTGCTCGGCGTCGGGAACCGCATCGGCGCCCGCAGCCCTTTGGAGGGATTATGCGATGATACGCGGGATTGACGTTATACTATACCAAAAGCAGCAGACCGGCGAGGACGCGTTCGGCGCGCCGGTGTTTAAAGAAGTGTCGGAGACGGTGCACAACGTGCTCATCGGCGAACCGACAGCGGAAGACCTTGTGAACGAATTGCAGCTTTACGGCAAGCGGCTCGCGTACACGCTGGCACTGCCGAAAGGCGACGCGCACGACTGGCACGACGTGACGGTCGAGTTTTTCGGGAAGCGGTTTCGCACATACGGCGACGTGACGGAGGGCATCGAAGCGATGATCCCGCTGCACTGGAACAAAAAGGTGAAGGTGGAACGGTATGGTTAAGGTGAAGATTGAACTGAACAGCAGCGGTATCCGGCAGCTTTTAAAATCCGAAGAAATGGGACAAATGCTGAAACAGCAAGCCGAACAGGTACGCGCACGGTGTGGAAGCGGATACAGCACAGATTTGTACCAAGCAAGCAGCCGAGTTATAGCGGGCGTATTTGCGGAAACGGCAGAAGCCGCAAAGCAAAATAGTCGCGAAAATACGTTGCTTAAAGCCCTCGGGAGATAATCATGATTGAGATCATCATCAAAAACTATCTCGCGGAAAAGCTTTCGATGCCGGTGGTGCTGGAAGTCCCGGCAAACTCGTCAAAAAGCTTTGTATTGCTCGAAAAAACGGGCAGCAGCCGCGAGGAGCGCATTGACCGCGCGATGCTGGCGATCCAGTCCTACGCGCCGTCCATGTACGAAGCCGCAAGGCTCAATGAGTGCGTGAAAGCCGCCATGGACAGCGCCGCGGAGTTGGATGCCGTCAGCGCATCGCGGCTTAACAGCGATTACAATTTTACGGACACGACGACAAAACGATACCGCTACCAGGCGGTGTACGATCTCGTTTATTTCGACGAGTGAAAGGAGCATGAATAATGAGCACAGCAACCAATGTAAGCACAGGCAAGCCGAAAGTAGGCGGCGCGATCTACCGCGCACCGCTTGGCACGGCGCTGCCGACCGACGCCAAAACCGCGCTCACCGAAGCATATAAAAATCTCGGCTACGCATCCGACGAAGGCGTGGTGAACTCCAACTCTCCGCAAAGCGGCAACATCAAAGCGTGGGGCGGAGACAATGTGCTGACCTATCAGAACGAGAAAACCGACACGTTTGCTTTTACCCTCATCGAAAGCCTTAACAGCGACGTGCTGAAAGCGGTGTATCTCGATGAAAACGTCACCGGCGACCTTGAAAAAGGCTTGACGGTTAAAGCAAACGGCAAGGAGCTCGCCGCGGGCGTGTGGGTTATCGACATGATTATGCGCGGCGGCATTTTGAAGCGCGTCGTCATTCCGAACGGCACGGTTACCGAGGTGGGCGACGTGACGTATGCGGACGAAAGCGCCGTAGGCTACGAGGTCACCGTGACCGCCGTGCCGGACAGCGCAGGCAACACGCATTACGAGTATATGAGCAAGCCGGCAGCGGCATAAGGAGGTAGATCATGATTAAAGGTAAGACAAGCGGCGGCTTCGAGTTTGAGATCGACGGCGGCGTGCTGGAGGATATGGAATTTGTGGACGCGCTGGCGGAGACCGTGAACGATAACCCGCTGGCGTTTTCCAATGTCTGCGCGATGCTGTTCGGCAAGGAGCAGAGAAAGCGCCTGTATGACTTCCTGCGCGGCGATGACGGCCGAGTGCATATCACAGCCGTTTCGGACTGTATCCGCGAGGTCATGGACGCGATCGGAGACGCGGGAAAAAACTGATCGTCCTTGCCCGCATGATCGCGACGGACAATGACGCCCTGATCTGCGACATGGCGGAAACCTACAAGGTGTTTGACCTGCGGGCGCTGCCGGTGCCCATGCTGGCGACGCTCGCGGCGGGCTTACGGGACGATTCGAGAATCAAAATAAAGTTATCGGGAGCGCGTGCAGCGACGGACACCTTGCTTTTGGCGTCCATAGCTGACGCGCTTAATTTTTTAGCATGGGCAAAGACGAAGGCGGCGCAGACCGGCAAAAACCGCCCCAAATCGTTTTTGAACGCGTTTACGGAAATGCCGCAAACGCACGACGAAGTGACGGGCTACCGCACGCCGGAAGACTTTAAAGCCGCATGGCAGTGGTTAGGGGGTGAAGCAAATGGCAACTGAAATTGCAAAGGCGTATGTGCAGATCGTACCCTCAATGCAGGGTATACAAGCGCAGCTCTCAAAGAGTTTAGCCCCGGCAGTCGAGACGAGCGGCAAAGAGTCGGGGCAAAAGATGGGCAACGCGCTCGCGGGCGGATTAAAGTCTGCGGCAAGCTCTATCGGCAAGGCGTTTACCGCCGCAGCGAAAGCCGCAGCCGTGGGATTCGGTGCGGCTGCTGCGGCGGTGGCGGCGGTCGGCAAGTCGGCGCTGAATGCGTATGCGGATTATGAGCAGCTTGTCGGCGGTGTGGAGACGCTGTTCGGAAATGCGTCGGACAAAGTGCTGCAAAACGCAAACCGAGCATTTCAGACGGCCGGTCTTTCCGCCAACGAGTACATGGAGACGGCGACGAGCTTTTCCGCATCGCTTTTGCAAAGCGTGGGTAAGGACACAAAAAAAGCGGCGGAATATGCCGACCAAGCCCTTGTGGATATGTCCGATAACGCCAATAAAATGGGCAGCAATATGCAGGACATTCAAAACGCCTATCAGGGATTCGCCAAGCAGAACTATACGATGCTCGATAACCTCAAGCTGGGCTACGGCGGCACAAAAGAAGAAATGCTTCACCTTATCGCCGATGCAAATAAGGTGAAGCAGGCGAACGGTGAAATGGCAGATTTGTCGATAGATAGCTTTGCGGACATCACCGAAGCGATCCACATTGTACAAACAGAAATGGGAATCACAGGCACGACGGCAAAGGAAGCCAGTACAACCATTCAGGGCTCTGTCGGCATGATGAAAGCATCGTGGAAAAACCTGCTCGTCGGCGTTGCGGACGATACACAGGACTTCGGCGGGCTGATGGATAACTTTGTCGACAGTGTGGGAATAGCCGCAAAGAACATTCTGCCGCGCGTAGAAACGATCTTAGGCGGTATCGGCAGTCTGGTCGAAGGCTTGGCTCCCGTGGTCGCACAGGCCGTCCCGCAGCTTGTGATGACGATTCTGCCCAGTATGGCGTCGGCTGCCGCATCGCTGCTGAAGGCGTTTGCAGGCAGTTTAATCGAGATGGCACCGGCATTGTTGCAGTCGGCGCTCAGCGGTATACAGACGATCCTTGTAAGCGGTCTGAATGTGCCGCAGGGGCTTGCGGATAACATCATGCACGTTTTTGATAATGCTGTCGCTGCGATAGAGAATGTTTTGGGTGCGGTCAAAGATGCAATCGGCACGATTGGCAGCGCTTTGAGCAACGCGGAAATAGACTGGGGCGGCATCTGGGACGGCATCGCAGACGCTGTATCAGTTGCCGGTGATATTATCGCCGGAGTGTGTACAGCAATCGGAGACGCTGTGGTTTATGTAGGCGGTATTGTCGGTACAGCTTTGCTGGCAGTCGGCGACCAACTCGGCTGGCTTGTTGAGCAGGCGCAAACAGACGGCACAGCAATCAATGCTGCATGGACAGCGGTGCAGGATGCTTTCAGTGCGGTGGGCGATGTAATCGGCATGGCATTGGAGGGTTTATCCTCTCTATTCGGCTCATTCTTCGCGGATAATCAGTCGGGCACAAGTTTGTTTTCTGCCGTATGGGAGTATGCGGCAACATATCTTGCAACGATTGCGCAGACCATTGCCGGTGCGATACAGGGCATTGCGAACGCAATCAAATGGCTTGTGGACGAAGCGCAAACGGACGGCACGTTCCTCAGTGCGATCTGGACGCAGGTGCAAACGGTGTTCGAGACGGTGACAAGCGTCATTTCGGCACTGTTCTCCGCGTTCACGGCAGCGCTCAACGGCGACTGGAGCGCATTCGGCGAAAATCTGCTCAATGCCGGACAAATATTCCTCGGCGGGCTCGCTAACCTTTGGAATAACGGATGGACAGCGATTGGTAACTTTGCAACGCAGATTTGGAATGCAATCAAATCCTCTGTTTCCAATATCATCAACGGCATAAAATCCACGATCGGCACGGTGGTGGACGCGATCAAGTCTAAGGTGACGACGGTGTTTTCGGCGGTAAAAACAGCGATCGAAAACCCGATAAAGGCAGCCAAAGAGACAGTCACGTCAATTTTTAACGCCATTAAAAAGGGTATCGAAACGCCGATCAATGCGGCGCGGGACGCGGTGCGCAACGCGATCGACAAGATCAAGGGATTTTTCAACTTCTCGTGGAGTTTGCCAAGGCTAAAGCTTCCGCACATCTCCATTACGGGCAGCTTTAGCCTTGTGCCGCCGCGTGTGCCGCATTTTGGCATATCTTGGTATAAAAAAGCTATGGACACGCCGATACTGCTGAATAATCCGACGATCTTCGGCGCGGCGGGTGGCTCTCTGCTCGGCGCGGGCGAAGCGGGTCCCGAGGTCGTCTCCGGCGCTGCAACGCTGATGGACATGATCCGCTCGGTTGTGGATGACGCGCAGCAAACGGACGGTATGCCCGTCACGGAGCTGCACGCCATTTTGACGATTCTGCGCGAAATTTTGCAGATGCTCACCGGCGGCTCTCCGCGCGACGAAAAGCTTGCGGCGATGCTGGCGGACGCGATCAGCCGGATACAGTTGCGGGTGAACGCGGTGTTCGACCCACGCGAAGCCGGTCGTGCACTTGCACCGGAAGTGGACAAGCGGCAGGGCGGCACGGCAGTTCTGCGTGAAAGGGGAGTGGTCTGATGGGCGTGCTCATCGGCGGAAACGATATGTATACGGACTTCGGCATGATCTTGACGGATCTCTCGCTTGAAATGCCAGAGGTCAAAACGAAATACCAGACTTTGCCGCTCGAAAACGGCAGCATCGACCTGTCCGAGGTCGTCACGGGGCGTCCGGTGTACGGGCTGCGCACGCTCAAACTGACGTTCAAGCGGCGCGGCGCTTCGGCATCGGAGTGGCTTTCGGTGTGCTCGCAGATTGCGTCTGCGGTGCATGGCAAACGCCTGCCGATTACGCTGCCCAACGACCCGGACCATTATTATTTGGGTCGTATCGCCTGTGCGCCGGGCGCGAAGGAATACGGTGCGGGCACGTTTGAAATCACAGCGGTGTGCGACCCGTACAAATATGCGCAGACCGAGAGCACAGCTTCGTGCGGCGCGGGCATGACGGCAGTTTTAAACAGCGGCGACGAGATCGTCTCGCCGACCTTTACGGCATCCGAAACCGGCATGACGGTGGCGCTCAACGGCGGCGCGGCATACAGCATCGCGCAGGTGGGCAAGGCCGTAAAAATCCCCGAATTGTTGCTTTTGCCCGGCGCGAATAACGTCACCGTGACCGGCACGGGCAACGTCGTTTTGACTTGGCGCGAGGGGGTATTGTAAGTGTTCAAAATTACGGCGCAAAACCGCAGCGGTATAACCTATACGTTATACGATCCCCGCAGCCCGGATTTAAAGCTCATCTCACCGACGTGCAAAACGGCCGTGAACAAAGCCGGACTGCTCACTTTTTCGGTGCCGCTGACGCACCCGCACACAGACAAAATCGCAAAACTCGATACGGTGGTAACGCTGTGGCAGGATGATGCAATTTTGTTCCGTGGGCGTGCGCTTAACGACGAGTGGGATTTGCGCAGCACGCGGAAAATCGAGGTCGAGGGTGAGCTCGCTTACCTAAACGACAGCGTGCAGCCGCTGACGGTATACCATGACATGACGGTAGCGGCATACTTTGCGAAGCTTATCGAGCTGCATAACGCACAGGTGGACGAAAGCCGACGCTTTACCGTGGGACAAGTCACCGTGACAAACAGCACCGACAACGTGTACAGGCAATCAGACTACGAGAGCACCATGGACGCGCTGCAAGATAAGCTCCTTGACCGTCTGGGCGGCTATCTCGTGATACGCTACGGCAAAGACGGAACGCGCTACCTTGACTACCTCAAGGAGTACGGCAACGTAAACAGCCAGCGGATCACCGCAAGTACAAATCTGCTCGACATGCTGCACACCGTGCGCGGCGAGGACGTTGCGACGGCCATTATTCCACTCGGTGCGCAGCTCGACGAGGACAAGGTGGGCACGGTAACGCCACGCCTTACAATCGCTGCGGCAAACGACGGAAAAGATTATATCTATGACGCGGACGCGGTGGGAAAATGGGGCTGGATTTATAAGGTCGTCGTGCACAATGATATCACGCTGGCCGAAAATCTCCTGCGTGCAGGCTATGCCGATTTAGAGGCGGCAAAATATCTGCGAGGCAGTATTGAGGTAGATGCAGTAGATTTGCATCTTGTGGACAGTTCCGTCGAGCGCATTAAGCTCGGCGACATGATCCTGTTTTCGGACCCGGGCAGCGCAACTCCCATATCGATGCTTGTCTCCGAGATCGATTTGCCCGTAGACGAGCCGGGGGACGCAACCTACACGCTTGGCACCTCATACCGCACGATGACAGAGCAGCAAGTCGACGCACGGAAAGACTTAGGCGAGCAGCTCGACCTTGTGAAAAGCGATATGCAGAAGCGCACAGACAAAGTGCGGCAGGAGCTTGTGGATTACAAGGTCGACGCGCGGAAGGACATGGACAGCATCACGGCATCGGTAACGGAGACCAGGACGGAGCTGACGACCACCAACGAAAACGTGTATGACGCGCTGGGGCGTTTACAAGATACCGCAGTCTCTACGGAGGAGCTTGAAAGCGTTAAACAGCTGCTCATCACCCAATGGAGCGATCAGCTTGAATACCGCTTTACGCAGGTAACAAATCTCATTGACAGCACAAACGGCACGGTGGCGGAAAATCAGCGGCTTTTAGAGCAGTATATCCGCTTTGAAGGGGCGCGAATTACGCTCGGCCGCAGCGACAGCGCCATACAGGCGGTGCTCTCCAACGACCGGCTCGAGTTTGTTGAAAACGGTCAAACCATTGCGTATATCTCCAATCGTATGCTTTATATCACGGATGCGCATATCACGGGCAGCTTGTCTTTCGGCAACGCGGACACGGGCTTGTATATGTGGCGGTACAATGCGGAGGCCGACACGTTTGATCTTGAGTTTGAGGGGGACGACTGATGGGCAAAAACAGCTATAAAGCCCAGCTTAACTATTATGACAGTAAGTGGGGCTGGAAAAGCGAGGGCACCGCCTCGCAGGGCCAGTGGGACGGCACAGGTGTGCGCACCGGCGTGCTGTACTTTCCGGGCCTTGCAGCGCTCAAGGGCAAGATCATCAACAGCGTAAAGCTCACCGCGACGACCGGACAGACGGGCTACGGCACAGCGACCACCAAAACGGTATACATCTACAACTCCGCCTCGCAGGGCGGCATTAAAACCTCGCTCAATGCAGGGCACCGCACAGGCAATGCGCTCGGCAGCTGTAAAGCGCCCATGTGGGATAATACCAAAACGTTTGATGTTGCTTTCATGGCGGCATCTATCGCCGCCGGGTACGATACGTACTGCATCTACAATGGCAGCTCTTACACGGATTATCTCAAATGGACGGCTGTAACGCTTGAGGTGGATTGGCAGGAGCCTGCAACACAGCCGAGTTTAAGTGCCTCGACCGTAGAGATGGGCAAAAGCGTGACGATCAACACGCCTGCGGTAAACAGTGCCTACAGGCACAATATTTGGGCTGCTTTTGGCAACGCAGGCGTTGTTATAGCTGAAAGAGTAGTATCAAGCACAACGTGGACACCAGACGTTAATTTAGCAAGCCAAATTTCAAACGCGACCTCTGGCGTAGCTACAATTTATTGCGACACTTTTGATGCAAACGGTACACAGTTAGGCACAAAAACTATCAGCATCACGCTCACCGTCCCCGGCAGCGTAGTTCCGTCGGCGGGCACGCTTTCGGCAGCGCTCGCCGAAGACACAAGCGGCACGGGTCTATACGTAAAAGGCATGGGCAAAGCAAAGCTGACGCTTTCCGGAGCATCCGGCGCATACGGCAGCAACATCACCTCGTACACGATCACCGGCGGCGGATGGACGGCCACAAATGGCGCATTGACAACCGGCACGTTGGCATCGGCGGGTAACATCACATTCACGGCCACGGTGACGGATTCGCGCGGACGGAAAGCCAGCACTACGCGCACAATCAGCGTCATAGACTACACAAAGCCCGGCGTAGCGGTGTGTGACGTGTACCGCTGCGATGCAGACGGCAACCGCAAAAAGGCAGGCACGTATTTTGCCGTGGAGATCAACGCGAGTTACAGCGCAATCACCGGCAACACCTTGAGCATTACAGCTCGATACAAAAAGCAGTCCGAGAGCAGTTACGGCACCGCGGCGAACGTTACCAACAACGGCAAAACCGTGATCGGCGGCGGAAATATAGGCGCGTCCACCACCTACGATGTGCTCGTGACGGTGGCGGACAAGTATAACAGCTTATCTATTCCGCGCACTCTGTCTACAAAAAGCGTGCTGCAATCCTTCAAACGCAGCGCAGGGGCGGCCATCGGCAAAGTGGCCGAGCTCGCGAACTGGCTGGACGTGGCGTGGAATACGCGGATTCGGGGTAATTTAAAGGTAGATGGCGGAATATCGGATGGGGCATGGAATCGTGACGCGACGGATTTGATGCTCATCAATTTTTCTGGCGATGATCCGTATAACTCGAATACCAATTACGATAATGTTGTTCGCACGGAAGACGCGTCTACGCTAATCAATAGCCCCGTGACTTCGGGTCCATTTTACGCTTATCGTAAAGTATATCCCGTATATACACCGTGGAGCCACCACAGCAAAGTTTTTGTCGAGCTGAAAGAAGTTTTTCCACAAAAAGGGCGTATATGGACGCAAGCCTATGACCCAAATAATGGCTGGGGTGATAACGGCTGGTCTCATCCGTTCACAAATAAAGATATCGTGCCAATTGCTAATGGCGGTACTGGCGCGGCAACTAGAGGCGATGCCTTATATAATTTTATTGTAGGCGGGGTATACTCCGGAAATTTAAACGATTTAGCGATAATAGGCACATACTGGATAAATCTTTCTAACTGTCAAAATGGGCCTTCGGGTTCTGGATGGGGCACAATGGAAGTCACTGGATCTACGACTAACAACTATTTGCAGCGATTTACATTTTATATGGGAATGACTTATTATCGCACATTCACCAATGGACGATGGTATGACTGGAGAGCATTACCGAACGCGCATACAGCAGAAACATTGTGGGAAGGCAGCTTAAAAAACGGCACAGCAACCATTGCAAATGGCGCGAAGTACGCATATTTAATCGTTGGCGGCTGGGCTGGAAGCAATGAAGACGCAGTAACGCAAATAATTCCAGTTGGATGGGGCACGCACATGAGGCTTACAAGCGCAGATAAATGGCTTGCCTATCAATGTGATTCATCCGAGCCCAATGCCTCGATAAGGATTTTGAGTAACCCCTACGATGGCGCAATCACTTGGGTTTGGGGCGTAAATCGATACAAGGAGTAAACCAATGCAGATAATCTTAAACGATCAGGGCTATATCGAGAGTTATGCGCTCATCGGCGGGCTTGTAGACGGCGTCGAGATAGAGGTGCCCGACGAGCTGCTGGAGGACTTTAAGCAACACCCGGAGGCGTACAAACTTGACGACGGTGTGCTCGTGCTCGATGCAGATAAGCTCAAGGCCGACGCGGATGCGGCGGAGCTAACCGTCATTCGGCGGCGGCGCGAAACCGAGTGCTTTGCGTATATCAATCGCGGCGAGCTGTGGTATAGCCTACTCACAGACGAGCAAAAAGCCGAGCTTGCAAACTGGTATCTCGCTTGGCTCGATGCGCCGGAGACGCGGACAATCCCCGCACCGCCGGTGTGGCTGGATAAACTTTAAAATTTCAAGGAGGCAAAAAAATGAACAAAGCAACTGTACTTAAATCCGTAACGGCAGTCGTTGGGGCGGGGGTCGCGGCCTACTGCGGGCAGCTGGCCGCGCCGGTGCTCGTGCTGCTGTGCATGATGGTGATCGATTACGTCACCGGCATGGTCAAAGCCTACATGACGGCGCAGCTCAGCTCGCGCATCGGCGTGAAAGGTATTCTCAAAAAGCTCTGCTACATGGCGATGGTGGCGGTCGGCGCGGGTGTGGATTATCTGCTGCGCGGCGCCCTGGTGCAGGCGGGCATCGATTTGCACATCAAGCTTTTCTGCGGCCTGCTGGTCGCGATCTGGCTCATCATCAACGAGCTGATCTCGATTCTGGAGAACCTTGCGGCGATTGGTGTGCCGGGGTTTCCGCGGCTGTCTAAACTGTTGGAGAGATTGAAAAACACCGTGAGCAAAGGAGAGGAGGAAAAATAATGGTACCGATCCGCGAAAATCTTTTGAGCAAGAGCAAATATGATTTGAAAGTCCCGGTGGAGTCCTGCGCAAAGGACATGAAATATATCGTCGTGCACAACACGGCGAACGATGCTTCCGCCGCGAATGAAGTCGCGTATATGATTCGCAACGACAGTTCTACGTCGTTTAACGCGGCGGTCGATGACAAGGAGATTGTTGTCGGCATTCCGCTGAGCAGAGGTGCGTTTGCTGCGGGGCAGCGCGACGGCAACGCACATGGCATCCACATTGAAATTTGTTATTCGCTTTCGGGCGGTACGCGTTTCGATAAGGCCGAAAAGAACGCCGCAGAGTATATCGCAAAGCTGCTCACCGAGCGCAAGTGGGATATTTCGCACGTGAAGAAGCACCAAGACTTCGACGGCAAATACTGTCCGCACAGAACACTCGACAAAGGCTGGCAGCGCTTTTTGAACATGGTGAAAAGCTACATGACGGCGAGCACACCGGCAGCATCCGGCACCTTCAAGCCGTACCTCATCCGCAAAAACTGCCGTGACCCGCTGAACATCCGCAAGGGTCCGGGTACGAACTACGGCGTGCAGGGCCAGATCAGGAACACGCTGCGCTATACGATTGTAGAGGAGCGCAGCGGCCCCGGCTCCGCCAAGGGCTGGGGCCGCCTCAAAGCCGGCGGCTGGATCGCACTCGACTGGGTGAAGAAGGTCTAAAAGTAAATACATAAAGCAAAAGGCGCAGGGCTGCCGGAATCTCCGAGCGGGCTCTGCGCCTTTTTTATTTTCAGAAAAGCTGCGCCCCAGGCTGAAGGATGAGTAGCCGCGGGGCGCTTAACGGATTTATCGACCATATTATAAAAAGGTGCGGCAAAAATATCAGGAAAATCTTGAACAGGCCTGCAAAAATCTGCTATGATATGTCAAAAGAGGGGTAGCTATGACAAAAGAGCAGATTAGAACAAAATTTGACCGTTGGGCTGAACGTGTAGGGCACACGCCGCTTGAAAATGACCTCGACAACGCGACGCTTTTGCTTCCATACGACGACAAGCAAACAAGTACAACATTTTCGACCGTGGCGGTCTATGCCGTCGCCGTACATACCGACCACGTGCATGTGTTCTTGTTTTCTGTGCGTACCGCTTGGCAGCTTGATGAGCGGGGCAATACCGGCGAAGTGCTTGATGAGAGGTATAGGGTTATTGTGGCGTTTTAACCTACTCTATAGCTTGCATCTCGTTATTCTGAACAGGAATCGTAAATGCGCATGGCATCTATGCAGACGGCTTCTTTTAACGCTGCGCCGTTTTCGCAATCGGGTGTCCGCTCATTTTCAGCCAT